ACTTTATCGGCTGTAGATATTGTTGCTAGTTTACTATCGGCAATAGCTGCACTTGCATTAATATCTGCATTAACAATAACTCCTGAACCAATAGCTGCAGTACCACTTGAAATAGTTATGTCACCAGAAATACCACTTTCAATATAAGTAGCAACTCTAGACATAGCTGCTTTTCTATTTGTACCACCTGCACCATCATCAACAACAATTAAGTCTGCATCTACTAACGCAGCACCAATGTCTGTACCTCCATCTATTTCTAGAGAAGATAGGGCTACCTTACCTGCAGTGCTAATTGTATTTAATTTTGTATCAGCAATACTTCCTGCCAACATAGAGTTTTCTACAGCACTAGAAGCAATAGTTACTGCTCCATTAGATGCAATAGAAACATCACCCGAAACTGCTACAGGATTAAAGTTAGTACCATCAGCAACCATAATATGACCACTAGTGTTAGTACCTAAAGTAATATCATCACCTGATACTGTTAAGTCACCTGCAATCGTTACATTTTGACTAGCATCTATGGTTAAAGCAGTTGTACCACCTGTTGCCATAGTAATAACATCTGAACCACTAAAGGTAATAGATGTGTTAGAATCTGCATCACCTGCAATACTATCTAATTGAATACTACCTGCATTAGTAATATTAGAATCACTAAAGTCTATTGTTCCTGTAACATCAAAGTTTCCGTCTACTGTTAAGTTACCTTCAATAGTTGTGTTAGCACCGCTTAATGTAATAGCTGCGGTAGGTGTTGAGCCTGATTTAATTACTAACTCACCACTAGAATTTGTTAAGCTACCAAAAGTTGTACCGCCATCTTTAAGTGTAATGTCTGCACCATCAGCATCTAAAATAATATCTCCGCTAGAATCTAATGTAATATCTGTGCCATCATTTGTAATTGTATCTAGTGCAATACTTCCAATATTACTTATGTTAGCATCGCCAAAATCTAATGCACCTGCAACTGTTAGTGTTCCTGATATATCAACATTACCATTTATATCAACTGTGGTAGCTGCTATTTGTATTTCTGTATCTGCTACTAAATCTAATTGTCCATCTGCAGAAGAATTAATATATATTGCAGTATCTCTAAACTGTAATTTTTCTGTACTAGCAACTAAAATATCATCTGAAAACTCAAAGTAGTCTTCGTCTTCCATCCATTTTAATACACCATCACTAGTCTCACCATCAAAGGTAATTGTAATATCTGTTCCTGCTGTAGCTGCACCAAATGTTAAAGTATTACCTAATAACTTTGTTATTGGTCCACCTTCATTGGCAGTTCCATCATGGGTGTGTCCACTACTTGCCTGAAAGGCTGCTAGTATCTGGTCAAACTCTGCATTAAAATGAGACGCTTCAATAGTAGCACCATCAACGATAGTTGATGAACTCTGTCTTGTGTATGTTGCTCCCATATGTTATCTTCTTCCTCCTGCTATAAATTCCATTTCAAAACCCTTTAAGGCTACTGGACTATTATTTGTTGCATCTAATATTTTTGCCGCAACTGTAAAACCACTTCCTTCAACTGGCTGTCTAATTAAATTAGAACCTGTAGAACCATATACTGCTGTTCCAAAAACAGATTCTGCTAAACCATACTGTGCTATATTACCTGTTTGAGATAATGTATAGGGTTCTGGTTGCGGTACTTCATCATCACTAAAATCATACTCTAATAAAAAGCTAGATGATAATGCACCTGTTGGGTCGATATTCCAAATTACTTTTTGAAAACTTTTTCTAATTCCGGGGTCTCCCATAGTCATATCGGGTGACCTATAAATACTACTTATATTTTTAGTTGTAGCTGCTTGTGTAAAAACATTTCCTGATTCTTGTTTATATACATAACCATCATATCCACCATTAACTATTGTTTCTGTATTAGATATAAAAGCTGAATCACAACTTGAAACTTTTAAACCTTTTATATCTCCGTACTCAAATCCTAATTGACCTGTATTGGGATTAGCTTTAATAACAGATAATAATCCTCCTGATGAATCTTCTGCTTGTAAAGTTCCTGTAGGAAAAAATAATCTGTATTGTGATTTATTTCTAATAACTACTGAATTAATATTGTGTGTAGTTATATCATTAATTCTTTTTTGTATTTGTTTTGATACAGTACCTAATTCTATATCATCAATTCTATCTGTACCTGCAATAGTTCTTAAACCATCGGGTGCTAGAAATACAACATCACCTGCAAGTTCCTGAATACTTCTTCCGTCTGTACATCCTATATTTCTTGTAACAGGCTGTACTGCAAAATTAGAAGAACTAGTACCTGTTAATTTAAATATTTTATCTTGTCCAAATATAAATAAAGTATCACGAAAAGCTTTTAATCCTACAATTTCTGTATCAACTTTAATAACTCCACCACCATTATTAGTTGTAAAATCATTAGTAAGATTTGGACCCATAAAACTAAGTTGTTGTTTATTACTTGCATCTCCTGCAAAGAATATATGGTTATGGAATATTTCTACAAATTTAAAATTAGCAGTTCCACTTGCATTAACAACACTAGTGCTAAAAGAACTGTTTAATATTTGTGGGTTAGATGTTCCTGTAGTAATAACAATTTTATCTGTACCATCAAAGTTAAATAATCTATGTTCATAGTTTTGTGTAGGTGTTCCTAAACTTGTAATAGTAGATGTCCAACTACCTGAACCTGAACTTGCTCGATGTATGCTGCCCCCTCTACCTGCTAAAACTACATCATTAAAGATAGCAGTAAAAACAACTCTTTCTGTAGATGCAGATACTTGAGGAACAATATTAGAATTAAATTTTGTAGTTCCTAATATTTTTTTATATCCACCTTCAATATCGGGTTCAAAGTTTTGTAGTTGTAATGCCTCTCCCGGAGACATAGAGAACACATCTTTGTTTAAGATTAATCCTCCACCTAAACTAACTACTGAAGGTTGTGTTGCTGCCATACTATGTTACAGTTAATACTGAAGTGTTACTTGTTGTTCTATTAGAAGTATTAAGATTAACTCTAGTATCTTTCATATATTCAATATGATTTAACATTTCTATTCTAATTCTTTTAACTCCTTCTTCGTATTCTGCATTAGATATATTAGCCATAGGTACATCATTTTTTAATTTATATAAGTAATACTTTGCTCTATTAACTATTACATCTGCATAGATATCTGGTAAATCCATTGTATCGCTATGTGCTGATAACTCTGTATGTGTTTTATAATATTCATAAAATACTGTGTAATCATCAAACTTAGGTATCGGTGATAATCCAAAACTTTTATGGTCAGGTGTTCTATACACAAATAAAGGTTTACCATATTGAGAATCATTAGCTGCTACATCTTTTCTAAATGAACCTTGTAAAAAACCATCATATGTCATAGGTTTTAATTTAACTGCTTCTTCTTGTCTTTTAACTCTTACATAATCTACATCCATATTAGTTTCAGTTGTAGTATTATTTAAAGTTACAAAAGTTGTAGCTGCGGTTGCTGTAAATGTTGTGGATAGTATTTCACCATTACCAAAATCTGTAACTGTAATTGTACTATTTAAATTTTGTGTTCCTTCTGCTGCAGTACCTACTTGAACTTTAAAAGCCTGTCCTGTAGAATTTGTATCAAAGGCTCTAACAGATATATTATAAGTTTCTCCTACAATAGTTGATATAGATTGATATGCTGCATAATCATTTAATCGTAATCTACCATTACCTGTAGAGTTATAAGCCGCACTACCTGAACCTGCTATTGTAGTCCAACTACTTATATCAGATGTAAATTCACCATTAGTAATTAAATTAGTTGGTGCTATTCTAAAAGAATCAAAGTTTGCTTTTCTAAATGCTGCAGGAAAATCATACTCTTGTTGTCCTGTAATAGCTACTTGAGTTCCATCAGTGTGTAACCAAGGCCATTCAACTTCAGCCATATATAAATCATTAATAGCTTTGTTAATAAAGTTTTTAGCAGAAGTTTGTACACCTCTACTTGAAGTAAAGTTAGAACTTGTTAGTTCCACTTCATTCAATTCATTTAACACAAAGTTAGTTAATTCTAAATATGTCCTTGTTGTTGCCATTTGCTATCCTGTTTTTGTTGGTTAATTGCATTTATCTCTTCTGCTGTCATACAAATCATCATGCTAGAGTGTATGGTCTCTATTGGAAATTGTTTTTCTATTGATTGTTTTAGTTCTGGTTTTTTAGTTTTTAAAAACAAATCACAAGTTTCTATTTCCATAAACTCCACGAATCTATATGTAAAAATTTTTGGAGATACTTCTCCATGTAATAATATAACTAATACTATAAAAAATTTCATAATTAAGAGAGGGGCCATAAAACCCCTCCCTATTTATTTGCTATTATGCAAATGTTACCTTTTGTGTTTCTGAATCACCTTCGCCATCGAAATCAGCAAGTACACAGAATACTCTGACTTTTGCGTCAATAGCACCTGTTGCAATTACTAAATCAATAGTGTCAGCAGCAGCGTATACACCATAACCGACAGATGTAGTTCCCATTGAACTGTCACCTGCTCTTGCTCTGGTTACTTCCATACCTGCAGTTGCTGTTGAAGCTGAAACGTATCTATCTACGTCTGCTCCATCACCAAGTGATAGAGTTCCTGAATTACCTGCACCATCTGCAGTTAAAACATCTAGACCTGCATACAAACATAAAGTGTTTGCAGGTACTTCTATTACTTGTATAACGTCACCACTTGCATTTGTAAACTGAGAAAAGTCTACTACTTGTGACACACATCTGACTGCCTTACCTGTTGGTAGTGCTACTGGAGATGCTGTGTTACCTGTTACTGTTAAAGTTGCCATTTAATCATTACCTCCTATTAGTCTATTTTGATATGTGAAAGAACGAGAGCATTGTCTCTTAGTACTTTTCTTCCAAATACATGAAGACCTCTAACTACATCAGAAAAAGTTTCAGGATGTCTGATAACTTCAATCTTTGCGATATGGTTAGCTGTCGCTGTAGATGACATATGACCGCCTAATACTTTGAAGAAGCTCGCAGTTGAACTTGCAGCAAAGTTGTTTGTCATATATACGTCCATGTTCATAATCTTACCGGCAATAACTTTACCATTTCTTAATGGTGTTGCATTACCTGTAGTATCACTCATTAGCTTACTGTTTGCTTGACCTAATTGCTCTACAAATTCTGGACCTGCTAAGAACCATCTGTTCTCTTCTGGTACATCAGATGCATTTAACAATCTATTTACTTTAGAGATTGTGTCAACTGGGTCAATTTCGCCTGAACCAAAACCAACATCTTGGTCTTCTCCAGAGCCTGAGTCTGCTCCTAGTAAGTGGTCAGGGCCAGATGAACTGACTCCTGCTACCATTGCTGCGATTACGTTTTTGTCATAAGCGTTCTTAAGTGCATAAGCACCAGAAGAAGTTGCAACACTTTCAAAGTTAACATGGGAATGTCTTTCCTCAATGTCATCAACTTTAAATGAAAATGCGTTTGCTTGGTCGACAGTCAATTGGATTTGGTCATCAGTGATGTCTTGTGCATCAACAACCGCTCCTCTTGAGTACGCACTAACAGTAATAGTAGGTTCTTTTATGATGTTTACTGTGTCTCCATAAGCTTCAATCTCACCGGCATAGTCAGTATTAGTAATTGCTTCTACTACTGATGCGGTACGAAAGAACTTTTGGACTTTTTGGGAATAGATAATCGGGCTAAAGTTTCCGTTAGCTAGATTATTATTACCTGATACTTTATCAAAAGCCATCTTTTTTCTCCTATTATTTATTAGTTATTTTAAAATTGATATGAGTTAACTGTTTATACGATGCGACCTTCTCTATGAGCCTTATCAATTTCAGCTTCAAACTTAGCGTACTCATCTGGTTTCATAGATTTAATAGCTGCCCAAGTCCATTGTTTCTTATCAGTTGGTGTTTCAGATACTTTAGTTTTAGAAACTGCTTTCGCTGCTTCTTTCTTTGCATCATAGTTTACCTTCTTAGTAGAAAGTCCTCTGTCATACTTGTACAAGTCTATTGCACGTGCTGCAGATTTTGGATTGTCACTATTATCATAAAGCCAAGATTGTACTGTACTATCCTGTACAGAAGCCCAGTCATGAAAATCTCCGCTTTCACGAATCTCTTTAAAGTCTGGATGCTTCTTAGCAAGTTCTACTTCTGCCCTTTCTCTAGACAAAGAAGATTGTTGTTTTTTTATTTCCAACAATTGTTCTTCCATTTCTCGTTGAGATTTCATAGTAGCTTCTGTAGTTAATTGCATAACAGAATCATACATATCAGGATAGTCTTTTCTCCACTCTTCTAAATCTTCTTTAGATTTAAAAATAGGTTGAGAAGCAACTGCTTCCTTTTCTTTTTTAAGTTTAAGAACTTCATCTTTGTGCTTAGATATTGTCTCATCATAATGCCGTTTTAAATCGTCATATCGCTTCTTAAAAGCGGCATCTTCTACTCCTACAGGGCGGTCCTCTTTAGGTTTCTTCTCGTCAGTTTCTTCCTTAGATTCCTCGGTAGCTGTTGTTTCGACTTCCTTGTCCATTAAGTTCCTACTCGGATGCTTATATGGAGTTGGAGTTGCGATTTCTTCTGTTGCTTGGGAATTTTGTTCTTCTACAACAGTAGAGTTCTGTTCGTCTTGTTCCATTTATTCTCCTTCGGGGTGCTGTTGGATTCAGGTCGCCCCCTATATGCAGGGCCGTTACGCTGTAACGGGTGGCTGCGTCATCATACCCTGTCCTTGCGTAGGTGCAGGGCTTTCTCCTTGCGGTGAAACTGGTT